GAAGAAATTTCATTAAATGTTCCTGATGTTGCACATGTAATTGCTGTTTATGAATCTTTAGACTCTGCCGATCCCACTTTTGATCAATTAGAGTTTTCTTCGACAAGTGGAGTTGAAACAAACTCTATAATTGGTGAAAATATTGTAGGAAATGAAGTAAGTAATAAAACAGTTGTAGCAAGAGTTGTTAGTAAAGATGGTAGTAAAGTAAATATTGTATATTTAACTTCCGATAAATTTATTCAAGGACAAAATGTAAAATTTGAAGAATCTAATATTCAATCATCCATACAATCAATTTCTTTTGGAAATTATAAAGATATTACTCGTTCTTATATTCTGGATAACGGACAAAGAAAAGAATATTGTGACTATTCAAGAATTGTAAGGAAACCTCAATCTTCAGAACCAACTAAAAGACTGACAATCGTATTTGATCACTATGTGGTTCCTTCAAATGATAAAGGAGATTTCTTTACAGTTTCTAGTTATGATAATGAAAGATATAATGATGATATTCCAAATGTCGGTAATTTGAATATTAGATTATCCGACACTATAGACTTTAGACCAAGAGTAGCAACATTTACAGCAACCAATAAGTCTCCATTTAGTTTTGCTAGTAGAAGTGATAGTTTTAATACATCTTCAATAACTCATTATCTTACTCCAGAGGAAAGTATTTCTTTTGGTTATGAGTATTATCTTCCAAGAATTGATAGTGTTTTCTTAAACAGATATGGATCTTTCATATATGAAAAAGGAATATCATCCGATAAACCAAAAGCTCCAATAAAAGGAGACGATTCTTTAATGGAAGTCTGCACAATTAAACTTCCACCATATCTTTATAAT